TTGATCTACTTGAGATACGGCTACACCTAATCTCCATTTAGCGATGAATTTTACAACATCTTGTCCTTTGTCGAAAAAGAACTGTACTGTTGACATATCATCTTCTAATCCTGTACCTGCTACAATCATTGAAGAAGGACCTGCTGCTACGTAATCAGAACCAGTTAAACCTGAAGTTTTAACTACTGTGATGTTAGCACCTGGAAGTTCGAAAGAACGTCCGTCTCCTTGGTCATAGTGGTAATAGTTTTGTGCAACTAATGCTCTTCTTAGAGTATTAAAGTTAGCTGGAGACATGATCATAATTAAATCGTCTCTATCTTTAGATGCTTCATTTACTGCATCAAAGATGTTTAACGCTTGCTCTACTGCATTAGCTAGTGTGAATGCTGCTGGAGCTGCAGATAAAGTAGCACCGTTAGCTGCTGTTACTTGATCTTTAATACCAGTTCCAGTTCCGTCACCGTCAATTAGGTAAGCTTCGTTATATTTAGAGATTCTCTTTACGTAGTAATCTGCGATTACTTCTTCGAAAGGTACACTCTCTTGGTTTGCTGCCGCAGACATTCTCTGGCTTAACCAGTATTGTCTTAGGTCTTCTGGACATAAGTCCATTTTTACTTGTTTGTCTCTGATAACGATGTCTACTTGTGAGAAATCTACATTACCAGATGGATTCCAACCACATGCAAGATCAGCAACGTTTAAGTCACCGTCCATTAAGTTGATTGCTACTGTTCCAGCAGAAAGTCCTGATCTTAAATCTATGTTAGACATTAAGTCAGTTTCTAATACTGCCTTTGCAATTAAATCCATTGATGTTTCATCTGTGTACGCTGCTAGCGCTGTTAAATCAAATGCCATAATGTTTGTTTGTTTTTAATTGTGTTTTGGTTTAGTTTACTTTCTACTTTTTCTTAAAGCTACAAGTCTTTCGAATCTTGCTTCAGATGTAGATTGTCTGTTTTTTGCATCTTCTGAGAAGGTGTTGCGTACCTTGTTTGCTGCTGGTTCGTCAGCAACCTCGTTAAATCTTGAAGTTAGTACAGAAAGTTCTTCTTTCAGTTCTTTAATTTCATCTCTGTAAGGTTCTAACATAGTAGCAATGCCTTCTAGCATTCCTTCTACATCAAAGTCTTTTTCTTTTACGATTACTTCTTCTTCCTCTTCGAAAGTGCCTTCTGCTTCAGATACAGTCTCTTCCGAGCCTTTATCTTCTACATTTGTAATCTCTCCAGATTCACCTACAGTGATTAATAAACCGCTAGTCGTTTCATGTTTTCCTTCGGGAGCGAATGGGTCTTCGTCTGCACCTTCTCCAGCTCTTACAAATAGGATTGCTCCTGCTTGTATTTCGCCTTCTGTGTACACTTCAGTTCCATCTACTAGAGTAGCCTCAGCCATTTTGACTTTGATTTCCTCTTTTTCTTCGATTTCTTCCATGTTAACTTTCTTAACTTCTTCAGTAGCAGCACCAAGCATTACTCTTAGTTTGCTAATTGCGTCGTTAACTGTCATACTGTTTGAATTTATTTAGTTTAATCAGACTTATGCCTGACATATAGAAATATGTATCTGTACCATATTGACAGAAGTCCTTATTTAAAACCATTGTAAATAGACAAGTTTTTACAAAATAAACCGCGAAATATTTTTTTATGTCAATTATTTTTCGTATATTAGTACTGTAATTAAAATTAAACTATAAAACAAATGACAAAATCAGAACTAAAATTAACAATGGCTCACTACAAACGTATGGAAACAAGGCTTGACATACAGTTACCTTTTAACACTATTGGCAACTATATAGGTATGTCTCCAACATTTGACAAGCTTATTAAGTTTGTACACCACGTTGCTGCAACCTTTAAAACTACTGATGTTAAATTCGGTGCTATTGAGTTACCACAATACTTTAACGATACCTTCAAGGGTGACGGTAAACCATGGTGGCAAGATATTGGCCCTATCTTTAAGGTAGCCTTAGAACTAGAAATAGGTGTATTACACTTTTATATCCATAACGATCAGATTATACTTGACTTAATTATGGCACATAACAAAGGTCAAGGCCATGGTACTACACTGTTAAACACAGTACTCGATACTGCTGACGACTTAGGTATTGACATTCACACATATCCATGTGATACTAATCCAGCTACTTTATCTATGACAATGGCTAAAACCAGAACTCTAAAGTTACGTAAATGGTTTAGTGAGTTTGACTTTACATCAAACAAGCTTACAGCAAAAATGACATATAAATCTAAAACAAATTCATAATGGTGGGCCAGAAAGTCCGATAAATAATCCATGGAGCATCTTAAACAACTCTTTTACGAGAATCAACGTCTATTTCAGCCACCGCCAACGCATATAGCGATGTGGCCGTGTGGCAGGATAGATGGAACTAACTATAAAGCACAGAAAGAGGCGCTTGATAAAGTACATACATTTCCATGGACATGGGGTAAATGCTTTACAGTATCACAGTTTATCTTCTATTATTTAGGAGGATACGATAGTGATTGGGAACTTAAGTGTATAAAGGCAATGCCATTTCATATTAAAGGCGTAGACGGTACTACAAGCCACTGGTTTGTACAGAATAAAATAGATGATAGTATCATTGACTTGACAGCAGAGCAGTTTGATGGCATCCTAGATATACCATACGCGGATGGCAGACGTGCTAACTTAGGCTTCCCTTGGTATTATGTAAAGGGTAGTAATAGAGCTAAGAAATTAGATGTTAATGGTAAATGTGTACCTAGCAAGTGGACACTAGGTTTTTATGGTATACTAAGAGAAACTGAAAAGAATGAAACTCTAGAAAAGTACTGGCAAGTATGGCGCCAGTCACAGAGTTAGTCTTTCTTTCTACGTCTTATCTCAATTATTCTTGCAACATTCAGGATTATCCCTGTTACAAGTAGAGCCATGGTCATTACCATGTTCCAGTCGATCATTACAGCACCCGCACCCGCAATTGTTGTTGCATTGGCAACTGAGTCTTTGATTTCGTCCATTATAGTTTAGCAGCTTTTTCAATGAAGTTACCAGCGATTGAATAACCGTTGAGCTCTCCGTTTTTAATTTTATTCCAAGTATACTCATCGTTGATCTTATATGAAGCCATCCACGTTCCAGCAGGAACATTAAAGCCCATAGATGTCGATTTGTCCATCTTTGGGTCCTCCACAATCCAAGACTCAAGCAGAGTATTAGAAGTACTGATGTTATCGTCATGATTTATATCGGTATTGTTTTGTTTGTTATACTCGAAAAACTTACGAGCAATTTTCTTTATAGTATCTTTAGAGAAGTATACGTGAAATGGGTTACCCTGTGCATCTTTTCTTAGGATTAGTTGTTGAGGTACCATTGCTGGTCCTGTTACGATCATCTCGTCATCAGATGAGAATGCGAATGTACCAGGGTATCTCCAGTAGTCATTAGAACTTGACGCTACTTGACCTGCTCTACCTGCTGCTCTACCTTTTGACATTATGACAGTTTCTCTACCATCTTTGTAGACTTCTAGTTCTTCCCAGTAATGATTGCAGTTAACTCCGCCTTTAAAATCAAAAATGGAGTAAGGTTGACTTCTATGTCTAAATCCTGTATTGATTCTAGAATTCATTTCGTTAATTTCTTCTCTAGTATACAGTTTATTCATTCTAACCATAGCTTTACAGAAGTTTCTCTGTGCTGCTAGACTGCCTGCGTATCTGTACTTAGTCTCTGGCTCGTTATCTAGGCCCTGACGACCTAAAATATCTAAAGCACCTATTCCTTTAACATAATCACCAATGTTCTCAAAGTTAGTCTTAGTACTGTCTACGTAAATAGCCTTTTCATAGTCAACTGTCTCTCCTAGTTCTTCAGCCATTTCTATTACCATTGCCCAAGCTTTTTCTTGGTCAAATTCTTGTCTTAATGCGTGATTTTCTATTGGCACGCAATTAGGTACTTTCTTACCACCTTTGTCTTTCATACCAATTGCTTCATAACCAGGCCAACATGCGTCGTCTAGGTCAAAGCAGTCTTCACACTCAAATGAGTCGTAACAAATAGCAGCAGCTTGATCGTCGTCATAGCCTTCACCTTTTAATACTGGTATACATCTACCAATAAAATCATTTTCTGACTCT